CAGCAACTAATTATGACAAAACATTGTTTATGAGAACAACAACTAGCTATAGTATACCAACATTAGGATCTATAAGAATAGCATATAATAATTCTACTGAAACTGCTAGGTTGGCGGATTTAGATGCAAACGGCACATTATTTTTAGGTTTTTACTAATAGGAGAATAAATTAGTTATGGCACTTTATACAAAAAACGGCTGTTGGCCTCAGCACCTTCCAGATTTAATACAGCTAGAAGATGAAAGTATTAGAACTGATGCAACCACATATACTGATGAAGAAATAGCATCAGCTGGGTGGACGGTAGCGCCAGATCCAATTACATGCGATCCAGCTACACATCGAGTAAAATGGAACAGTGAAACTTCTGAATGGTATTTAGACGAAATTACAGCTGAAGATATTGCGGTGCGCAATGAGGAATTGATTAAAGGCGTTAGAAGTGAAAGAAATTCTATTTTAGATGATACAGATTATATGGTAATTAAAGCACTTGAAGCTGGCACAACGCTTTCCGATGAATGGACTAATTATCGTCAAGCGTTAAGAGATATTACTAATCAAGATGATCCATTAAACATTGTTTGGCCCGACAAGCCTGAGTAACATATAAATAAAGTATATAAATATAGTAAAGCAAGAGGTGTTTTAAATGGCAAAACCAAACAGTAGAGCAACTTTAATTGATTACTGCCTTAGAAATCTAGGTGCACCAGTAATTGAAATTAATGTTGACGACGATCAGCTAGATGATAGAATAGACGAAGCTCTACAATTCTATCAGCACTATCATGCGGATGCCATTGAAAAAGTATTCTTAAAACATCAGATTACACAAGGTAATATCGATACTGGCTATATTCCAATTCCAGAGTTAGTAACTGATGTTATTAGAGTTCTTCCACTTAGTAATACTGCTACTGGTGGATCTATGTTTGATATTAAGTATCAAATGCATTTAAACGATATGTATAGTCTTGGCTATATGGGAAATCTACTAGAATATTCTATGGCTAGAGAATATTTAGCTACATTAGATATGCTTATGGATGCTGACGATAAATTTATTTCGTTTGACCGACACCAAGATCAGTTAAGAATAGATATGGATTGGGAATCTGAAGTAGCAGTAGGTCAATACATCGTAGTTGAAGGATATAGAATCATTGATCCAGCTACATTTACTGATGTGTATAACGATTACTTCTTAAAGAAATATGCTACAGCACTTATTAAGAAACAATGGGGTGCAAACTTAATTAAATTTGAAGGTATGACAATGCCTGGCGGGGTTACTTTCAACGGCCGCCAATTGTTTGATGATGCCGTTGAGGAATTGCAAAGACTTGAAGAAGAAGTTAGATTAAACTGGGAACAGCCAGTTGACTTCTACGTAGGATAATTAATGCCTAGAAACGTATACTTTTCCCAAGCCGTTAGATCAGAACAGAATCTATACGAAGACTTGGTAATTGAATCACTTAAGATATTTGGACAAGATGTCTATTATATCCCGCGCAATCTTGTCAATCGTGATAATATTCTAAACGAAGATCCTGCATCTACATTTGATGATGCTTATCTGATGGAAGCATATATTGAGAATGTCGATGGCTTTGAAGGAGCAGGTGATCTATACCAGAAGTTTGGATTAGAAATAAGAGATGAAGCTTCATTTGTTATTTCGCGAAGAATGTGGAATAATATGATTGGTGGATTTGAAAGCCAGAATAAACCACAAGAAGGTGATTTACTATTCCTGCCAATGACTAACTCATTCTTTGAGATTACGTTTGTAGAATCAGATAAACCATTCTATCAATTATCTAACTTACCCGTTTATAAACTTACATGTTCACTCTTCGAATATAACGATGAGAAGTTTGAAACTGGCCTTGATGTTATTGATGATACCATGGGGTCAGAAGCTTACCTTATTGGCATGGACATATCAGTTACAGCTGGTGCTCACTTTACTCAAGGCGAAACTGTTACACAAACACTAGTAGAAGCTGATGGTGCTACACCAGCAGTACAAATTTATGGAACAGTTCAAACTATAGAAAAAACTTCAGATACACTTGCAACCCTTGGTTTATCTAACGTAGGAGTATCTGGCGCGAGTAATTATAGACAATTTGTTGTATCAAACACGAAAGGATTAATTGGTGGGGAATCTACTAATACTTGCTATATCACTAAAGTGTACGATGTAGGTGATAACGATACTGATAACTTTATGGCTACAGATGGCCATGCTCAGAACGTAGCATTCGAAACATTTACTGATAATTTCTTAGACTTTACGGAAACCAATCCATTTGGTGATCCTTCGGAGAACTTCTAATGTTTGGTGGACATTTTTATCATGCTACGATGCGTAAATCTGTGGCAGTATTTGGTACGTTATTTAATAACATTAATGTTATCCGCAATGCTGCAGACGGATCAGTGCTTAATCAAGTAAAAGTTCCACTATCGTATGGACCTAAGGAAAAGTTTCTTTCTAGATTAGATCAAGAATACGACAGAAATCAGCCAGTAGCTTTAAAGTTACCAAGAATGGCATTTGAGATTACATCACTTGCTGTTGACCCTAATCAAAAATTAGCCAAGAATAATAAGATTGTAGAATCTAATGCGTCTGATAGTACAAAGAAAAAGGTGATCGATCAGTTTACTTCGTATGATATTGGAATGTCGCTATACATATTAGCTAAAAACCAAGACGATGGACTACAAATTGTAGAGCAAATACTTCCGTACTTTAGACCAGATTATACTGTGTCTATACGCCCTGTGAATAATTTTAACTTTACACAAGATGTACCTATTATTCTTAATAGCGTAGACATTAGTGATGAATATGAAGGTGATTATACGACAAGAAGAGTCTTGACATACCAGTTAGATTTTACAATGAAAATGAAATTTTACGGACCAACCGACGATAATGCTAATATTATTAGAGAAATGAACATTGATTTTGAGAAGTTTGGCACAGCCGGTGACACACATATATTCGAAGAAATGGACTTTACTGTAGGAGCAACTGATACTGCAGATGACTTTACTGTAACAACAACAATTGATAATACACCTACAATCGACCCTACAGTTGATAATTAAATGATATGGACAAATTAGATAAGATGAGAAGCTCACTGGAAAAGAATCTTCCGGTTAAACAAGAAGCTCCTAAAGCGATTGAAGAAAAAGACATAAAAGATGATTATGAATTTTCTCGTGAAACTTACAGAGACTTAATAAGAACCGGAACTCACTCTCTCGATTCACTTGCAGAACTTGCGAGGGAATCAGAACATCCCCGTGCATTTGAAGTATTATCTAAATCAATAAAAGATATTGCTGATACTACAGAAAAGCTGATGTCGCTTCAGAAAGCAAAAAAAGATTTAACCCAAGTCGATAAGCAAGAAGAAGCTAAACGCGTGACAAATAATAATGTATTTGTAGGTTCCACTACAGACCTACAGAGAATGTTGATTGATAATAATAAGATTATAGATGCAGAAGATCAAGAATAATGAGTTTGGTTATCTAGGAAATCCATCAGTAAAACGAGATGGCGTAGAAACACAATTCACAAAAAAAGAAGTTATAGAATACGCAAGGTGTATGAAAGATCCTTCGTATTTTGCTAAGACTTACTTAAAGGTGATCTCACTTGATAGTGGTTTAGTACCATTTAAACTATATCCGTATCAAGAAAAGATGTTCGATCATTTCAATAAGAATAGATTTTCTATTGTGCTAGCATGCAGACAGTCTGGCAAATCTATTTCATCTGTTGGTTATCTATTATGGTATGCGTGTTTTCACCCTGAGAAGACTATTGCAGTTTTAGCAAACAAAGGTGCTACGGCGAGAGAAATGTTAGCTCGTGTAACACTAATGCTAGAAAACCTACCATTCTTTTTACAGCCAGGTTGTAAAGCACTCAACAAAGGTTCAATAGAGTTCTCAAATAATTCAAAGATCGTGGCCGCGGCAACATCTGGTAGTTCTATTCGTGGTCTATCGATTAACTTACTATTCCTAGACGAGTTTGCATTCATTGATAACGATGCTCAATTCTATACTTCAACCTATCCAGTAGTATCGTCTGGTAAAGATACAAAGATTATTAT